CCACGCTGTCCATAGCGTGTCCAAGGCTTGGGATTCGACAGATTTGAGCTCTAAGGACATACTTCTATTAAGTCTGAGACTTTTTGCTTAAAGCCATCAACTTTTATCTCCGCCCCTGGCTAGACCGGTGCCGTTTTAACGGCTACCGGTCCTGCTTCGCTAGACCGTCCCCGCCAAAAGTCGGGACTTTAATTTGTATCCGGCGATGGCGGCGATGCGTTCCACCTTAGACCCGGTCACCTCTGCCATCCCCAGTTTCTTTCCGACAGATTCTAATTCCCCCAAAGTCAGTTTCTCCAGACTATGAATAACTGATGAGGAGGGCAAAAGCGTCCAAGAATACGTCGTAGCGTATCCGATTAAGTCCTTTCCGGTACGAATACCTTCAACCGACATTGGCATACCGGTATTGGTTACATTATATAGTCCCTTCACTTCTAAAGATCCTTCGCCGATATAATCGGCGGCGGGGTATACAGTAATCATCTTTGCGTCGTTATCCCAAATAGCAACTTGAATCTGCTTTGCGACGCATAGAAAATCTAAAAATGCCGAGACCGATTTATCACTCTTGACGACTTGCCATAGAAAGACGGATTTGGCTTGCTTGAGTTCGTAGAGGTCACCACCGGATGCGCAGCGGGGGCGAATAATGGCTTCTAGCATTGTTTTGGTCCATCCACGCGAACGTCCACCCTGAGACTTATAGAGTTCATCAATACGGGATTCACAGCGTAGGGCTTCGTTAATTTCCATCTGACGCTTGCTCGCCTTAGGCGAATCATTATATAGAATATCAATCATCTCAATACCAAATACAATAGGATCTAGAGTATGTTTCTGTATATGAATTTTGGGAGTCTTTAGCGGTTTAGGAGCAAGATTGAGTACTGGAGTCGGTGTAAACAGATTTGTGATAGGATGAGCCTCTTCTGCTACCACAGGAGCTGGCGCCAAAGGAGTATCGGCAAGAATCGGAAAGTGATCTACGCCTTTTTGCCCAGGCACTAGTAATTCCAAAGTCTTAACATTGTATGTTTGAAACGGATTAGACTTTAGAAAGTCGGATAATTCATTCCAATGAACCATTTATATTTATAAAGCGGCGAATCATTTAGACCGGTGCTGTGATGCTACGCTTAGACCGGTGCATCACTAACTAGTCCCGTACTCCGGGTTAAAGAGCTTAGATACATTTCGCGGTCGGCAAGATTCTTACGATTCGTCTGGGTGAACTTGATGAAAAGCTCAAGATCGTCAAACACGGGCTGTGCCAGATTACAGCAATTGAAAAAGACTCCGTTTAGATTCTCGGAAAACTCAGCCGTATGTTTTTGTAAAATTCGGATAATCTCAATATGCTCTGTCTTTGTTAGACCCTTCAAACTCTCTAGAAATACCTTACGCCGCTCGTATTCTTCAGGAGATAGAGTACCGGGTGCTGACATAGTTAATAAGAGACAAGTGTTTCATCAAATTCATTTTACGCAGGGGGAGCCTCTTCTGTCTCCTCTACCAACTTACCAACCGCCATAATGAAAGGAGCGTTTGTCTTGATTTCACTGCGCTCAAGACGAACCTTAATCATATCGCCCTCTTTGATGCTATCAAAAGCAGTATTACCAATATGAATATCACGAGGCACCAGGATACGAATCGCTTCTTCAAAGACGGCGTAGACACCCATCTTCGTGACCTTGATAACAAGTACTGGCATTACCATACCACCCTTAGGATAGAGTACATCGCACTTCATCTTACAATCGTAGACGAAGTTGCCGGTGTAGCGACCGTTTTCGGCGGCACCGGCGGAGCGGGCGACGAGTTCAATAGAATCAGGCTTTACATAGCCGTTCGCGTTACACTTGGACTCGTGGCGCTCCTTGAGTTTCATTACGAGCATATCCTTCACGTCATCGGACTTATGTATGTTATTCGTCTCCGTAGGCGTCAATGCTACACGCTCATCTAAGTAAATGGTGTGATACATCCTTTACTTATCTCCTAATGGTTTGAGAGGTTTCAAATTTTAAGCCCCCGCTAAGCTTGCCCCCCTCAGGTCATCTTGACCCCCGCCCGCGCCGAGTCCACCACTGACAAGAACCAGCGTGTTCCGCCTATGGCGCGGCGGTCGGCATATCGCAACAAAAACTCCATATATGGGCATATTTGTTTGAGAGTCAGGTCCGTTGTATGTTTTATGGGTTCACCGGTAAAGGCTACATCAGATTTTTCAAATTGGTTAGCAAGTTCCTTTCCACGATCCTTGCGCACTTTATCGGTCGCCTTGTCTGCCGGCTTATCGGCAAGAAGTAGCCCCGCAATAGGATCGCCCGCCGCGCGGAAAATATCGTGAATAGCACGAATACGTTTCTCGTGGTTGCCGAGATTGCTCGTATTTGCACATTCGGCGCCCTTAATATCACCCTTATCCTTATCCACAGTCTTGAACACAATCGTCTTTTGTTTGGAGACCAGGAAACCAAAGTAGGGACCAGTATTTGTCAGGCGGTCAATTGCCGGTCCTAGAATGGAATTAACGTCCTCTTTGAATACCGCCGTACACTGTGATATAGAACCGCCATACTGGCAATAGGTTTGTATTGCGCCCGCCTCGCCGACCGACATATTATAAATGACGCATCCGCTAATACGATTCACCTTATCTTTCTGGAACAGTTCAATACGGTGATTCTCCTTTGTAAAGACCTTTGCGCATTCTCGCTCATAGCCGACAAGTTTATCAAGACCACGCGTGAGCCACGTACGGAATACAGCGAGTTGTTGTTTGTAGGTCCAGAAATTCTCCATAAACCAATGGTACGCAATAGGGCGGACATCGGGCAAAGTACGGAAATAGCGGAAAACCCACCGCCAACCGGCGAGTGTATCCAGTTTAGGAATATCAACTGTGGCAATAGGACCGCAGAGCTTTGTCTCTAGAATCTTTGTTAGAACGCTATCCCATTCACGGAGTTTTTTAAGGGCATCGGCGGCAAGACGCTCATCGCTCTCCTCCCCTACAACAGCCGCTACAGGCGCCACCGGTACAGGAGCCGCAGGACGCGGCGGCTCTAGTGTAAGTCCATCTATAGATAGAAGGGTGCCGCGGGGCGGTTCAAACTCACGGGGCATACGACCGTATGCACGACCGTAACGGAGCGCCATCGGTATCATAGTATCCGTTACGCCTTCGGGCTGGAATACAATATAATCATTCACGAGTTTCAAGGTGCCGTAAATTCCATCATTGCGATGAATGCGCACTTTATCCAGTACATCGCGTAGACCAATTTTCGCAAACGATTCTGGAATATCGTGGTAAAATAAGGATAGTAATTCGTCCACTTGTATGACGGTTTCCGTCTTAAAATAATCAATGAGCGATTGTTGCCGTTGTAAAAATACACGGCGGAAATCGTACTCCTTTTGGGTACTTTCATTGGAGCCAGGTTCGCCTTCCGTATCCGCCGCGCATTTATACGGCTTACATTCATAATCAACAACATCGCCATCCATGTTGTAAATAGGATCTCCTAAGAAATCGCATAGACTTGTAAACGGTTCATCGCGAAGGGGAACGGTCTCTGTACGACCGAGGGCATCAACAATTGCGCGGTCTTTCATATCCTTGAGTAGCACAGAGTTGAGATTAAGAACACAATCCCATGCATTGATTTTCATTAGACGGCTAACACGACCGATAGGTTGCGCCTTGCGAACGGCGAGGCGGTAGGCGTATAAGTCGGCGGTTTCGTATTTGCCGACATCCACGGCGTGTAAATAGATGAGACAATTACGCTTTTCTAAAGGTAATTCAACGTGCGAGCAAAAACGAACACCGCGACCCTCAATCTGTTCAATACGGTTCAAATGGTACCATCCGTCTAGTAAATGGATTTGGCGTATACATTTCAAATCCAGACCCTCGGATGCGACTTGAGAGCCGATAATCGCTTTCACTTTGGAACCACCCACTTCCTCCATATTTTTGAACGTTGTAGCGTAGCGTAGAAGCCCAGGAAAATTGGGGGAAAGACCGTCGTCGGATGTCAAGAGAATATAGTATTTGGTAGCCCTTGCTGCTCCCTCCTGAATTAATAGAGGCGCAGGCGTTCCGTCAGATAATACGCGTACCCAGCCACGAAGTTCAAGTGCGATTGCGATAGGCAACGCTCCTGCTTTGACGTAGCGAGAATAGACGAAGGAGATACCTTCGCCACGGTCAATACAATCTACAATAGCAGCAATCTTAGGGGCATACTGTTTGAGAGCCTCCGTGCCGAATATGTCTTGCGCAGTTACTGCAGCGCCTTCCGCATCGGGCTCCGCAGACCAGCGGTACTGTTTGACCTTGGTTGTACGAAATGTAGATATGTTTTCTTTAAAATAATTATTCCATCCATCGCGTCCGTATGTACCATTTTTATAATAGATATTTCCCATTTGCATAGTGCGGTCAAGGATAAAATCGCTAATTTCGGCACCGCGGTTCGCCTCGTCTACTTCTTGTGTATGGTACTTTTTCAAATATCCACGTAGATTATTGCCTACCCACGTGCTACGTATATCGTGAATCCATAGAGGGAGACTCTTCATAATGTTCTTATCGTTGCCGCCCCACGTGACTCGTCCTACACGGTCTTCTCGCCCCTTTTTCATTTCCTTACGAGCAATGCTGCGGGTAGGATAATTTGTATTTATAAACTCTAGACTATTGCTTTCTGCGGGCGTAAGCCGAAGCGGGAATGTGTTGGGGTTTTCGCCGCGCATATAACTGACGTAGCGTTTGATGAGCCGGCTGAGCGCCGCTGCACCGCCTTCTTTAAATTGCCCGTCCGCCTGGAATACTTGGGATACCTCTAGGCGCATTGAGTCATCTTTCACGTCGTTTAGACTTAGTAGATTGAGCAGGAAGACGATTTCAGGTGCGGTATTGTACATAGGAGTGGCGGTCATTAGCATTAGACGGAGTCCATCGGCAACACGTAGAATATCTTGTAGGATGGGGGTAAGGCGTTTTCCTTCGGCGCGCTCGGTAAGACGGACGCGATCCGGTTCGTCGGCGGCGGCACCCTCTGCTGCTGCCTCGTCGCCAGGGTCGGCATCGCGGAGATTATGCGCCTCGTCAATAATGAGCAGATGGTCAGCGAAGAGTTGGCGCATAATGGCGATTTTACGGTCATCGCGCGCAACACCGGTAATAGCATCTGGTATCTCCTTGAAATGTTTGAGAACCCAGTTGGCGAAGGCGAGATAACCCATAATTTTATAGCGCGACTTAATGAGTTTATCTACCTCTTTCTTGATTTCGTCACGATTGCGATTATTTGCCATATCGGCGAGGCGGACATACGTCATACTTGTACATTGTGGGGACTTCCAGAACTCCTTGGTGAGTGCGTACTCTTCAGGTGTCGTAGGAACGAGGCGATTTACGTCAAAAATAGTTCGGTAGAATCCCTCGGCGATCGCCTGGGGTGCGATAATATAGACTTTATTGTACGGCATCGTTTCTAGGAACGTTTCGGCGACCGTTACGGCGGAGCAGGTCTTGCCGACGCCTACACCATGATACAGTAATACTCCATTGTAAGGAGTATCAGGATGTAAGAAACGGGCAACAAGGCGCTGGATAGATGTGGTACTGAACTCACCGATGGCTCGTTGGCAACTATCTTCTGGAACGGGGTCTGAACGGAGTTCGTAGAACTCGGTTTTTTTAGCAAGGCGTGCGGCAAAATTAGGATCCGATACATCGGGATATAAACCGTACTCTTGATCGCGTCGTTCAATCCACTCTTGTGGTCTAGGGATGGCGAGTTTACGAGATGTAAGTTCATTTAGGATCGCATCACGAATACGGTCATCAAGGGGTCCGGCAAGTATTTTGCCATAATCGGCGTCAATAACGTTCTGAGTATTTTTTTCGTCTTTGCGCCAATACTTTTGAGCATAGGTTTGGAGTTTTTCAGGGTCCCATGATTTCACATCTTGGGCAACAAGTGTAGCCATAGGTTCCGCATTTTGCATAACCTGTGGTTGTATAGTCGGCGCCTCCGCCATTCTCTCTGTTTGTAGGGCGAATTTAAATCGTTTACCACCACGAACGCTTTCTGGCAGCGGGTGCACTCGCCCTTACAAATGTATTTACACGCTTGACATAATTCTTGCTAGAATTCGTATTTGCATGCTTTTCAATAATAGGGCAGTGCTCTTCTAGGAAGTTAAGAGACGCTTTCCAGTAGTTGGCATCCGGGTCATTATTACCTAAGTTCTTCGCTTTCTCCCTAATGAATGGTAATGAATGCTGGCAATGCTGGACCGCCTCGTTTACGCTAGCATTGTTTACAATGGCGTTACTGGCAGCCGCGTTTGCTCTCGCTTCATTGACCTTCTCTTGAATACGCTCCTTGGCATTCTTGTTATTCGCCGTATTGTTATTTGCTGTGGGCTTGTTATTCGCCGTATTGTTCTTCTTATTGTTTGCGGGCTTGTTATTTGCGGGCTTGTTGTTTGCGGGCTTGTTGTTTGCGGGCTTGTTATTTGCGGGCTTGTTGTTTGCGGGCTTGTTATTCGCAGGCTTATTATTGACCGTATTTTTCTTGTTATTATTTGTCGGCTTATTCTTTTTGGTATTATTATTGGGCATCTTAATAATAACGCAGAAAATTACTTTGTCTCCCATTCCAGCGCTGTCACAATTTTTGCCCGTAGACCCCCCTCCATAATCCGCCGATGAAGTTCCGTCATTACCGCGCGCTTTTGTATATTGGATTCACGAATATGAGACATTGCTGCATCATATGTAAACCAACCAATATCTCCGATCTCCCGTTTCATAATATGATTGTTTGGCTGAATAGTTGCAATAACATTGGGTTTACAGCAGCCTACAAAATAGGTCTGTTTGTAGGGAATGTTATTGGTGCCGGTATACTCTTCTACAAGGGGAGATTCATCAAGAATGTAAATAAATTTTGGAAGAACACCGGTTTCTTCCTTGAATTCACGTAACGCACACTGTTGTTCTTTTTCACCAACAGCACGTCGTCCCTTAGGAAATCCCCATTCGGCTTCGGTAAATTTACCGGTGGCGGTTTCAATATATTGTGCCATAGTCTTTCCATTACGGTCGCCGGTAGATTTGAGATTTTCAAAGTTACGACGGGCGTTCTCAAATTCGGTTCGGAATTGTCGGGTGTTTTGCCCGTTCCAAAGATCGGACCATAGTTTTTCAAACGGTTTTACGAGTAGTCGTCCCCGCTCTTCTATCGTCATTCCGTTTATCAATAAACTGATATAGTCAATCTTATCCATTTTATACTTTCCTCGCAAGAATTCCACATAACATAATGAATCACGGCGACGAACTAGAAGATAGTGAGGCACTCCCTCTAAAAACTTAATAGCGCATATACCAAACGACATTACCGGCGCAGTACAATCCCGGAATGTATGACCATATTGCCCACAATTTACGCACTCCATTAGATAGGTGCTCCAACTTTTTTTTAGGATTTAACCCCATTGATAAGTTTACTACGGTAAGTGAAACCTCAGAAAATAGTAGAACAGAAGAGAATGTCTGACGCAAAGCTTGAACTTCCTGAGAATTTGAAAGGCACGCCTCCGCCGAAAACGGATAATTTTCCGCCGATTGGAATGGGACCAGCGGTATGGGGTCCTATTTTTTGGAAGACAATGCATATTGTAACGATCGGCTATCCGTCTTTTCCGACGGAGGATGAACAAAAAGCCGCTATTGACTTCTTTGAATCGTTACAGTTTATGATACCGTGCCCGATATGCAAGGAGCATTATAAAATGAATTTACAGAAATTTCCAATTAAGGACGCGGTTACGGATAAGCAGCGGCTCATCCGATGGCTATTCAATATGCATAATACAATTAATGCTCAACTTGGCAAGTCCGAGATTACTTGGCGCGAGTTCGTGTTTTCTATAGTAGAATTGTCTGTAATACCGAAGTTTTCGTTTCAGGAGGCGGCGGAAGCCCAGCGCGGACGTTCATTTCTTGATACACAATCGTTGCTATTTTTGATAGCAGGGATTGGTATTGGTGTCGGCGGATATATGATGTATAAACACTACAGTAAGTGATTACCGGCATCCATCTAACATAGCCATTTCGTCATCCGGTTCAAATGTGAACCAGCTGAGGAGAGTAGCGGCAATAGGATTTTCAAACGGTGTTCCAAAAATGGGAATTAGGGCATAGAATCGTGGGCGCTTATGTTGGTATGCCCAGCGCCACAGTAGGACATACGGTATGACGACAAAGAAGAATATGGCGCCGTAAATTGCATACAGCAATCTATAAGGTAAGGCGCGATATACGTTGAGATTTGTTGCTAAAGAAGCGCCGAATATACAAAGAGCAAGAATTAAAAAGACGCCGACAACTTTGCCGGTGATGCTAAATGCGCGCTTAAACAATCGTTTTACACTGAACGTTTTACGCTCTTCGGCGTCCGCCATAGCCTCGCACGTCATTGCGGGAACGAATGTTAATGTAGGATTCTGAGATACAATTCGTTCACTAAATGGAGAATCTGGTTCAATCTTATCAACCAATGTAGTATCGCCTGTATAAATATAAAAAAGACTATTTGCTGCTAATATTCCTGTAGTATCTGTCATTGTCTGACACGCTACCTTTGCCTCATCCAGGGTTCTAAACGTATATTTTTTTTTAGGATTTTTTGTAAGATTTTGAATGTAATTCTCAAAGGCATCGCCTTTGAAAAACTTAGTTGGACCAAGTTGTATTGTTGCTCCAAAACACATGACTCCACTGACATCGGCGGGGCTGAGATCGGCACCGCTAATGTCGGCACCGCTGATATCAGATTTAGTGCTACCGCTAATATCGGAGTCGCTAATCTCGGCAGCCGCCGCCGCCTTTTGTGCAGCAAACTCTTGAGCATCGGGATTATAGGTTGCCTTATGAAGTTGATACATAACATTATTTGATAACTGACTGAACAGTTCGCTCATTCCCTATTGAATATGAGCAATGTTATTTATAAGAACCGACGCGCCCTCTCTCACGGTGTAAGAAGCCCAGAACTTAGAGGTATTTTCTTATGTCCATCATGTGCTGATACAACACCGGCAGGCATCGCATTGCCGGCTTGTAATTCGCAGTCTTGCTGGGAGTTAAAAACACGGGTGCGATCACACGACTCCGCGGAAGGGACTTTCACACAATAGCGACCGGTGAGGTCTTCGCCGACAAAACACCAGGCGACCGGTGGCGGCGAAGGCGATAATATCTGTTCTACAGGCGGAGGCATTACAGGTAAGGGCGCCGAGAGTTGAAGTCCACTGGGAACTTCTTTCAAACTTCCATATTGTCCGAAGGACGGTGCGCTTCTAAAAGCGTCCAACCAGTCCCATAGAGCACCGCTCGCTTTAGCCCGTTCGGACCACCAAGGGCTTTCATGTAATTGATAATAATGGAAAGCCACGGCTGCCCCGACGCAAACCAACGCCACAACAACAATCCCCACTAGTATGCTCACAGATGAGAATGTAGGAGTGTATCCTACATTATTACTAACAAGGAGATTCGCAGACGCATTCACCGACATAATCCTCTAAGTAAGTGTGCGTCTTTTCGTGCTTACGAATTATCCTTACCCGATTAGATATGCCGGGCGGCTTACTGTCATTAGTTTGCTACGGAAACGAGAATATTATTCTCAATGGAAATCCGCAGACAACATACTTTTATAAGTCGTTTGAACGCTATACGCACTTTTCTCAAGAGCCGATTCAGATTACGCTAGATGGTCCGAACCTCCTATTACCTGATGCGCCGATTCTACTCAAAGCGAAAATCCCCCGTCAAGGCGATCTTCTAAGTGATTTAGTACTAAGACTGAATCTGCCTGATATTTTCAGCAAGGCGTACTTAAGACCGGCAGTAGATCAATATGGAAATCCTATTCTAGATGCGAATGGAAACCAGGAAGTCACCGTGGACCGTGCCTACGAGTTTGCGTGGGTTCGTCAAATCGGTGTTCGTATGATTGAAACAATTACATTTACGATCGGCGGTCAGACAATACAGCAGTTTAATAGTGATTGGATTTCCGCCCGCGCAATGCTAGACTATGATAGTGATACCTACAGCAAATGGCGTGTGATGGTAGGCGATGTGCCCGAGTGCTTTGATCCTGCAAATGGTACTTACGCCGATCCGACCGTTCCATCAGGACAGGGATATCCAAATGTTATCAGTTGGCGTGGCACGGAGACGAATCCGTTTCCGACCCAAAATAACTCGGCGTCTATTCCTGGTCGTATTCTACGTATTCCGCTGGGTCTGTGGTTTAGCGATTTCCCAGAGAACGCCCTGCCTCTGGTAGGTCTCCAGTACCACGATTCGGAGGTGACGATTCAGTTACGCCCTATCCGCGACTTATATACTATTCTTGATTTGTCAGGAGCAAGGGTGCGTCCTGGAGTTCAGACGCTTGCCCCGTCATATCTTCCTAACGGAACATGTATTGATAGGTACACCCAGATTTGGAATCAGCAACTCTACGGAAATCTTCCCCTCTCACTGACCGATTTATACGGCGGAAACACCGATTTGAGTGGTTCTATGAAGTTTTTCCTGACAGATATTTCTGGATCTGTGCCGCTTCTAGATGGTTGGCCGTTGGAAGCAACTCTAGAAGGAACGTATACGTTCCTACAAGACGATGTCCGTCTGATGTTTACAAGCAAAACACTACGTTATAATGTCCGACAAGTCCAGTGGTTTACATTCTACGGTATAAGTACCCGAAATACGTATAGATTGGATGTACATAATGTAGCAACCAGACTTGTATATTTTGCGAGACGTAGTGACGCCCTCACATATCGTAATCAAAATATCAATCTAACCAACTGGATGTATACGTTAGGATCGCAGCGTCCATTTGTAACACCAACGCCTTATTGGACGTATCCCAATTCGGTCTGTACAAACGCTGCGTCATTGGGTATTATACCATACTTTTCACCGACACCGTATCCAGGAGCACTCAACGCGCCAATTGGTCGTTCAGGCATTAATCTTGCGGGAATTCAGCGGGATATTTTGCTCAACGTATTTATTACTGCCAACGGTAATGCTTTGTTTGATAGCCAGGACAACGATTACTTCAAGAAGTATGTGCCGTTCCGTTATATGGAGGGTAATTCTGCAACAACCGCGAGTTTAGGTGAAGCAACTCAATATGAGATGTGGCCGATCAATGCATACAGTTTCTCTTTGAACGGTTCGTCGGTTCAGCAGCCGAGCGGTACACTAAATACTAGTCGTATTGACCGGTTAGAGCTGGATGTGGATGTTGCGCCTATTCCTTACCTTGCGGGATATACGTACAATCTTTATACGTTTGTAGAAACGTTGAATTTCTTGGAGATTAGCAGCGGCTTGGGTGGTCTCAAATTCGCTCGCTAAAGCCCCAACCTTCCCAATTTTTATACGAGTTCGTAATACGAATTCATATGAAAAAATCCGAGAATCGGCGTTTAGTACTTGTTGATCCACCAGTCGTCCCAGAAGTAGGGAGGGTTCGCACCAGCCTCGTCAATAGACTGTCTGACAATGCTCTGGGTGTTGGCGCGCTCGCGGTAGAGAGAGTCAATGTGCGCATAGTTGAGTGCATACGAGAAGTACTTGAGGCGGCTTACCATTCCCTTCATTGGTCCTACAACGGAGTAGTCCGCAAAGAGATTCTTATCGTAGCCGGTCTTATCGGGGAAGTACATGTTCTTCATTACGTACAGGGGTCCCGTATTGAGCTTCGGTACCGTAGGGAGCTTCATACGGACAGCGATATTACCGTTAACGTAGACGTCTAGGTTGACGCCCTTGAGTAGGATAACAAGGTGGAACCACTTGCCGACTGGTATATTCGGCACGTTTACGTGATTATCCCACGCATTTACAGTATTCATATAGATACGGAGTGTATTGGAGTTGCTCTCTACGAAGACGGCAGGAGCCAAATTCGGGAAACCGCTGTCGCTACCCTTGTGGAAGATATGTTTGAGTTTCACCTGTGAGCCACTGCTCGGCGCCGGGTTATTCGCCGATGAGGCATTAGGGGTTAGTTCAAATGTGTCGGGGTGGATGAATATGAACATAGAATACGAGAAGGCTGATCCCTGTTGCTCATCGCGACTGTTATATAAGATAGGATAACCTGTATTCGGTCCCTGGGGAATAGTTATAGATGTCGTTGTGCTATTATCAAAGAGTACAACCGCCTGACGGTCCAGCTTCTTAAAAAACTCGTTGATTTGTTCTATCATCCCCATTACAACATTCAAACCAATCATTGTAACAACCACAACAGCAAGCTGGGACACTAAGGTATCACCTAGTAAAAATCCGGTCACAGATTCCATTTCCTCTATTTATAATTGGTTTTATAAATGGAGAATCCAAAATTATAGAATTTACAGGTACGACGTCCACTGACCGACGCTGCCGTTGTAATTGAGTTGAATTCCAAGCTTGTTGAATAGAGCACGCACGATGCTCGTAGTTCCCTGGGGACCCGCCTGGTATAGAGCGTAGATGCGGTCCGGGGTAAGTGCGGCGCCAGCGAAGAATATACCATTGAGGAAACCATTGAATCCGCCGCCAACCGATGTATTGACCTCCTGTTTTGCACCAGCGGGAGAGCCAACAACGGTGCCCGGAAGAACGCAAGAGCGGTTGAGCTTACCATCGTAGTATACATCAAGGACGCGACCGCTGACCACGCAGGTGAAATTGATCCAGCGCTGCATATCAACGTCGTTAATATCGCACACAGGCGTGGCGCCTGAAGTAGCAAATGTCTGCTGTGCAGTTGCCGCGCTTGCCGCATTCGCAGCAAAGGTCGTCATCCAGGTGAGTTCATTCGCGCTGACGCCCACTGTGTGGACACGGACACCCATCATATTCGTATTAGGGTAGAGGAATGCTACTAGTATGTAAGCGGCGTTCTGTCCGAGAGTGGGGTTAGATACTGTAGCATCTGAAATGGTTACAATAGGCTTGATGACTCCCATACGCGTGTTATCCCACGTGCTGATGTACATCCACCAGCTGAAGGTGAAGTCAGCGCCGGCTTGAATACGCATACTCGGGTTTAACTCCGCATCAGGGTTGTTTAGATCGCTGGTAATAGGGAAAGGTCCTGACATAGTGTTTGAGTTTCTGGTTCCTGCTGGTACAAGGGAGTTGTTTGCGTTACCTGGTATTCCGTAGACTCCTCCTGTCATATTTATTTGGACCACATATCGCTCAACATCATTGCCAGCCGTTAAGTAGGTGTAGACCATGTAGCAAACGACGCCAAGTACTAGTAAGTAGACAGCATTCTGTACAAGTTGCGAATTCTGGGCATAGAACTGTCTAGCAGCGTTCATACTTCTTCTAAATTATAATGTTAAAAATCTTTAGGCGTATTCGTAATCTACATATTCAATCCCATCGGGTCGTTTGACCTTTTTCCCCTTGTTCGGGCAAAAGCCTGCGTGACACATCAGTTTATAGAGTTCGTGCCAAATACTCTTGAATGTGGGCTGTGCGTCCGGGATATTTGGCTTACCTCGTAGATCGGTAACGTGCTTGTAATTTTCCCATATCTCTCTCTCTGTGAGGCGGCGAGGCCAGGCTTGTATCATACCTGCCTGACCCCAAAAATCCGGAGACGTTTCAAGGAGTACGCCGGTAGGATTGGTCCAAGTGAGATTGTCAAGTATAAGTGATGTAATGTGGTGAGCATTCATGTATATATCAATAGAGCGTCCTTCAACCGCAATCATAATTTGGTTCCATTTGGCATTTAGCACATTATCTAACTCCGCGCTAGGTGGGGTTGAAACCTGTCCATTCATTACAGTTGGTACAAGTGGATTGAGTCGTAGTAGTGCACTTTGATGTACGGGATCAAGTACAAATTCACCGAAGCCTATGAGTTTCACAAGCGGTTTAAATCTATACTCTCCCTTAGGACCAGAGAATGGAATACGTTCTGTATTGATCTTATCCATATAAATAAAGAAACTCATCGTAAAATTGCTTTTCAATGATGTAGACAGTTGTGCCTTTGTTAGAACTGGCACAAGTGTAGAACCTATAATATCATGTTCGGACGGTCTACCGTGGAGAACATAAGGACCTAGTACGACTGTTTCGTCGGATTTTGGCATAAAATAGAGTACGTAGACAACGCCTATTACGATAACCACGAGAACTGTTATAAGAAATATAAATCGGGGATTCATTCCTCTTATACTGTAACTATGTTTTTAGAGTGTTATTCTTTATTCTGTAGCCAATCCGTCACAGAGTTTACAGCATTGCGTGCTGTAGCAGCCGACGACGTAAGTGCGGGGTCCATAGGAGAATTACACGATTTAGCAGGTGGCTGGAATGACGGGAATGGCATAGGGCAGAAGTTTACAAGTGTATCGTTACTTATTGCGTAAGGCCAGACAATCAGATTTTGGATGTTCGCCTCGGCATTAGCAGGTCCGCAGAGACCGTAGAGTACATTTTCAACCTGTCTAGGGTCGCCCGCAAGAACCTTTGTGAGTTCTAGTTTACAGTTGAGATCTACCTCCAGAACCTTATTGTGAACACTGACCGTAAGACGTAGAGGTTTATCTACGGGAATATCGGAAATACGACCCGATTCACGATAGACTTCACCCTTCGTTGACTTTGTATCAACAAAGATGATAATATCATTTGTATTTGGATCTAAAAATATACCGGGATTGAGGCGTCTTGGCAATCCGTAAGGCGGCAACTGCGTAGAATCCATACTAGTCACTCCGTTATCGCTTTGTTCGTTGAATAAATCAGAACTACCGCGATGGAAGATATGGCGATATGGTCCATCTATTCTTACTGTATTGCGCGTGTTAGTGAGTAACAAATCAAAATGGAACGTATATTTATTATCCATATCAATAGGCAATTGATCATCGGTGATACGAAGATTTTCACTTAGAACTGTACCGGTTTTCCAAAATACGTAGGCTTTATCAAGCGCTTTATATTTTTCTGGACGAATATCAATGGATTTTATAGAGAATTTGTAACCGGTGAGCAATAGATAAACAAGAACAAAGATGGCAATAAGTAATATATAAAGGATAATATTACTCATATTATTCCCGCTGCTGCCCATCGCATCACGCACAGTATTCATACCGGGCATGTTTTCAAAAAGAGAAGCCATTCCCTTAATTCCTACTTAGACACGAGACTAGAGTTTGAGCCCATTATAAAAATCGCGTATGGTTTTATTGCGAACAAAGGCATTCAGTTTTAATCCGGTGATTCTAATGAATTGGTTTCCAGGCGTACGTAGTTTTCCCTTATTAAATGTATTTCCGTCGTGCGCAATGACGAGCATTACCTTACGTGGCTCAAGTTGGACTAGAGGCACCGAATATTTGCGAGTAAACTCAATCTCTTCGGCAAAGGCGCGCGATTCGTCGCAATGATTCGCTAGCACATATGCCTTTGTAAACGCCATCGTACCAAAGGTGCCGTGTTGTGATCCATAGGGACCGGTTTCCCAAATGGTACCGTCGTCAGGGAAGAAGACGTGGTTGCGCGTTGAGCCGGCGAGGTCCGCCTTACGGGATACGAGGGTCATTACGGCGTGATTGACACGGTCAGGCGGATAGTAGTCATCGTCGTCCATACAGACCAGAATCTCGCCACGTGCTGCCTTGTGAAGCCGGTTACGCTTTGCACCGATACTCAACTTCGTCTCGGACTTAATATACTGAATATTCATTGTTCGAAATTCAGGCAAAAGCAAATCCTCAATCGGATCCGAGCCGTCGTCAAATACTACCCATTCCATACGTTCCTTGGGATAATTCTGGTCCTTGATACACGCAATCAGATACGGAATGAATTTGCGCCGATTGTACGTTGGCGTCAGGATGGAGACGAACGGCTTGGTTGCCGATTTAACAAGTTTACCAGGCCATTCTGGGACAGCAGTAGACATCTTATTTATATCTAAACGTACCAATATTTAGACCCCTCTTCAACATTTTGCCCTATAGGATTTAAACCCCGCTAGCAAAAAAGCGGTAGATAGCATGTCCATTATTTCGCGAAGAAAGCTATGGTCGTTTTTTGAAGCCCTCTATAGCCAGGAATTAAATGAGGACTCGGCAAAGTCGGTTACGCCGCAGTGGCTCAAAACTCCCCTGCTGCTACATCAGCAGTCGGCACTCGCTGCCGCTCTGCGCTTAGAAAGTGCCAAGACGAACGGTCTTGATGTAGATGCTATTGCCGGTGAATCGGTCGGTGGAAAACTCTATACATCGTACGGCATTCTAGGAGACCGCGTAGGATCTGGTAAGTCTCTGACCGCCCTTTCCTTGGTAAAGATGCCGCCGCCGCCGCCGCTCTACAACGAGTATATTGTACGCGGCAATACGATTCTAGGAGACGGGCGAGATGTAGGGCTCCTCCGTACCCGTACCCAGGTAATGAGTGGTACAGGAATGAAACTCAAAGAAGTAAGTACGTCTCTTTTTATTATCCCCCACGCCCTGATGGGGCAGTGGGAAGCGTATGTCGCCAACGATACGACGCTCAAGTGCTGTTTCGTCAAAAAGCGGAAAGAGGCTGAACTACCTAATTTGTTAGAAACCATAGAACAGTATGATGCACTCTTTGTATCTTCTACGATGTGGAACTCGTTCCGTGCGATTCACCATCCACGAAATATTCTTTGGAGGCGAGTGTTTATAGATGAGGCGGATAGTATTGCGATTACGACCGATTGGGACGATATCAATGGACTCTTTTATTGGTTTATTTCTGCAAGTTGGCTGAATCTGGTATTTGCGGGAGGAGCGTATTTCAATGTACTGAGTGCCTATACTCCGCTAGATGAGACTCCACCGTACGTGATTGATCGGGTAAAGAAGCTACAGAATAATCACTATTTACAAATCCCTGGTTGCCGTCACGTAAATATTGTGAGGCGTATGTGCGGCATTTCGGCAAATCATTCAACGGTGGCGATTAATGCAGCAGTCAGTCAGAGTGCACGACTCATCGTTCATTCGTCAGAGGAGTATATTAAGACAAGTTTCACGATGCCGACGATGACGACGCGAAAGATTATTTGCGCTACACCGACGAACATTCGTGTGTTAGACAGTTTCATTTCTAGGGAAATGATGGAGCGACTGAATGCGGGTGATGTAGCGGGTGCGTTGGAGAGTCTTGGAATGAACTCATATACGGAGACGGAGATTACAGATGCAGTGACGGCGGCTATTCAGAAGGAACTACATAATGCAAAGGTAACGTACGAATATAAGAAAACGCTTGAGTATTCTACAGAGTCGCTAAAGCAGAAGGCGATTGAGGCGCAGGAGCAGAAGATTGCGTCTATTGAGAGTCGTATTTCGGCGATTCAGGAGCGACTCAAACGGGCAAAGGAGCAGACGTGCCCGATTTGTTACTGCGATTTGACGAATCCGTCGGTAACGCCGTGCTGTCAACAACTCTTTTGTTTCGCGTGTTTGTGTGAGTCACTCAAGCGAGTAGCGAGTTGCCCGTTGTGCCGTGCACGTATTGAGAACATTAAAGATATTAAGGTATTGGGAGAATCAGCCGCCCAGCCTCAGGTGCAGGAGGCACCAAAGACAAATAGTCTCTTAAACAAAAACGATAGTTTTGTGAAGTTTATGAAGGAAAATCCGAACGCTCGTGTTTTGATGTTTAGTTCGTACGATGAGAGTTTTAGGAAGCTAGAGGATTCTTTGGACGCAGCGGATATCAAGTATTCTATGCTCAATGGATCGCAGCTTCGTATTGCGAAGCTCCTACGCGAGTTCAAGTCTGGTAAGTATAATGTGCTGTTCCTCAATGCACGCAATATGGGCGCGGGTCTCAATATTGAGTCTGCGACACACGTGATGCTGTTCCATCGTATGTCGGCGGAATTGGAGAGTCAGATCATTGGTCGCGCGAACCGTTTGGGTCGTACGACCCCGCTAGAGGTGGTGTACCTGATTCACGACAACGAATTATCTGCCCATTAAAGGAAGACCACCATGCCGAATCCAGTGGTATCTGTCGATAAATCGGGCAAAGTGCCAGTATATATCGTCAAGAAGATTTTGACCGATGAGGAAACAAAGGCGAAAACTCGTACATTTATAAAAGACGAAGACTATCCTGTAGTACTCAAGGATGATGCAGATGTCTTTACGGAGGATGGGGAACTACTCCTTAGATTTCGTAAGAATGTCCTGAGTGAAAATGAGTCTACAAATATGTTTGAAGCACTCAAGGAGTTCGCAAAGCATTCGTCTACGGACCGTGGTATTGCGAGTGGATCCAATAAGGGAACAGCGACGGGTAAGAAGAAACCGGTGATGTCAAATATTATTGGGTACTTTGATAAGTGGTCGGTGAGTCAGAAGTCTACGTTTAAACATTCAGGGATTAAGCCACCGAGTCAATGCCGTCTTACCTCTTTTAATTTGAACCATCCCGACAAGTGGAATGCTTGCCTGCCGCTTATTAAAGAGATTGATGAACAATACAAGCGTCTATGCCCGAAGGAGCACGCTAATCAACTCCGAGCCGCTAAGTCAACGCCGTTTCATATTAAAGGTACTGCGTTCTCCACGATTACGACGAATCTGAATTTTCGTACGGCGGCACATACCGATTCGGGAGATTGGCCGGCGGGATTCGGCAATTTAGTTGTGTTAGAGAGCGGTGCACCGTATAAGGGGGCTCATACCGGGTTTCCGCAGTATGGATGTGCTGTGGACTGTCGCCAGGGCGATTTCTTAGCGATGGATGTCCATCAGCTACACGGTAATAGTCCTATGGTGCCGAAGGATGAGACGAGTATGCGACTGAGTTTGGTGTCATATTTGCGCGAGGGCATTGTTAAGAAATGCCGAGGAGCAACTATGTATAATGCTGAGCGGTTAGCAAAGCGATTGGATAATTGGCGGAAAACGCAGAAAAAGAAACGGCATTAATCTACTATCCACCTACCGGCAATAGTCGGTTAGAATCGCAATGCGAGGTCCTTACCGGGTCGTCGGACTACACTTCGTCAGACTCAGTGTGTCCTCCTTACCGGCGTCCAGCACGGCGGGTCTTGCGCGAAGAGCGGCGCGCCTTCTTCGTGAACTTGCCCTTGGCGTTGCGGGGCTGCTTGGAAACCAGCGAGCGGCGGTGCGCGCGGGTCTTGCGGTTGAACTTGCCGGAGCGGGGAGAGTGGTGAGGGTTTGCCATATTGCTTATAATTGAGCCGGCGATTTTATTTACCGCAGGCTCAAACCGGGAGGGGTATACACAGTAGAACTATAACGCGGTCCCGACGCCAATTTTAATTTAATCTATGTCAGTAGAAATGCCGATTCCGAAATTAATGCACTTTATATGGATCAATCGCCGGAATTTCGGGGAGGGTGAATATGTCAGTGTGATGTCAGCGATTCTAAATACATCTTACAAGGTTGTATTACATACGGATGTCAAGCCAAATCAGATTAAGGGCAAGTACGATCCGTATAAGATTGAGCAGAAGCACAGTAAGTTCCGCATTGAACATCAAACATTCCCTGAAGATAGTACCATACAAGGCGTCCTCTTGCCGGTTGCCCTCATTTCCGACGTATATCGTATTAACATTCTTCAAAAGTGGGGTGGAATGTATAGCGATTTAGATATTCTATGGCTAGAGGATCTACCGGTTGACTTGTCCAAAATAGATCTTATTGGTACCTACGATCTGGAGAGTTATAGACATTTGACGAATTCGTTTATGGGGTGCGCAAAAGGTTATAAGCCGTTCAAGGAACTTAATACTCTGACTATGGATTTGCTAAAGCACGAGTACGAACGTGGCAATCGTGATATGCGTGAGGGCAAGACCAACTATTTCCGCATTTATAAGTTACAGTGTGGATTTATTAAGGAGCGTGCGGATTTTATACTGCCCCAGCGTATTATTAATAAGAATACCCACGCGCGCATTGGACGTGTGATTAAGGGTGAGGATAAGCTACGATTGACCGATATTTATGCCTTCAATTGGTACAATAGTATGTATAAGTTTGAGGATGTGAAAAAGATGCCTGGATTCAAGGAACTCTTGGTTAATATCTTACCGGCTAAGTAAAATGACTATAATTCCTTTCGGACCCCTTCGTAAATGGACGCCAAGCAATGCCCCTGGTGCCAACGGTGGTGCTTGAAAGATTATACGTGTAATTACATTTTTGCGTGTGGGCTTCCCACTGGCACAAATAAGTTTTTTATCGGTGCCGGTTGCGGCAGATCTTGGTGCTGGGAGTGCGGGAAGAAGTTCTGTACGCAGTATATTAATCCTGAAACGGGTCATAAGGATCCTAAAGCCAAGGAATCACACAACACTGAGTGCTGTAAAAAGGAGACGGGTTTCAAGCAGGAAGACTATTGCCCAGGTGGACATAATAGCCATTGTGAGAAGCGGTGGTCCGTTGGGACTAAATAGGAAATGCAATCGGCTTCGGAATATCTAGCGCCTGAATGAGTCGCATAAATCGGTTGGCATCGCCGGTAGGAAACCACTTAGGTAATATACCACGCCAAAATTCGGTATTTTCCCATACAAATCCACCGATCTTCTTGCCGTAACCTGGACAATCCTTCTTTTCCAGTTCAACCTTTGCGGCTGTGATGAATAAATTCGCTTTCCAAAACGTTGAGTCAAATCCGCCGTCAAAGACGGGATTTGCTTCTACGAAGGCGTCGCGCATTTCGCACAAGTACCGAAACTGATTGTATAACATAGACTGTTTGGACAACACCGCGGTGTATTCCATATCATCATCTTTCCATACCGATGCCGCTTCATCACTGACACAATAGTGTTCAAATAGTAGTTGATTGACTGCTTGGAGTTTTGCCTGGTACGTTAGCGGAAACAGTGTCCAGTGTTGGAAGAAAAAGGTATAATAATCTAGCCGATCAGATGATAGAATTGTTTGAAACACCGATTTATAGACTTCGTAGCCTTGTTCATTATTGCCAATAAATCGGCAAATCCACGTGGGCAACGATTCGTGCAAATGAAGTCCTGCCAAATTGAGGTCATTATTGTTGAGCGGTACTTCAGTGGTCATATCCAGGCTGCCCCGCAGTAGTTGACCGACCGCCGACTTAATTGTTTCACTTCGCCGAATACGATTAGAGCCGAGTGCCTTCGCATCAGCCAACCCGATTTCAATTGTATTTTTGACATCGGCAACCGAAATCGTACCGTTGACCATATCAGTTTTGATTTCACGCACCGATTGGAGAATCTTACGCAAGTCGCCGGAATGAACGGCAAGCAAATCGGATGCTAGTTTCATTAAATCGCAATTCTTTGGCACTTTATCAAATTGCGTCCTTATGAGAGAGTAAACATCGGCGGGCGATGGGGCAAAAATCTGAAATGTCTTACATAACTTCAAAAATGGCTGAAACTTCTTCTCCATCCATTCGTTGGAGATACAGACAATAGCATTGTGACCATTGTACTCTTTCAGGATCCGTACAAGTTCAGATAGACCGCCCTTATCACCGACGGACATTCCGTCAATCTCGTCAAGAATGATGCCGAGGTTGCGCGGACCTTCGGGTCTAAAGAAATCGGCGACGTTACAACTACGCAGTAGAGGTACAAGCGACTCTTCTACGGCGGCTTTATGGCGATGCTGACTGGCGTTCCATTCTACGACTCGGTATCCGGCTTGTTCCAAAGCGAGCCGAGCGAGCGTTGTCTTACCGATACCAGGCGGTCCGTATAGAAACAACGACGATGGAGTACGCGGAGCAGGCTTTTTTGCCCAATCAATGATTTGGCTAAAAAGGCTTGTATGAATAGTCGCCATTTAGTTATTAGGTGACGAGTGTCTTTAGATTAAGGTTTCAACTTGCTTAATTTCTTACATTTACCAGTGCCTGTAGTGCCTGGTTCTCAGCGGCGGTCCTCTGTTGCTGCGGCGGCGCCACCATCGCGCCGCCGGCACCCGTCATGCCGCCGGCACCCGTCATACCGCCGGCACCCGTCATCGTCGTTGGCGCCGAGGTTGAGGCAGGCGTCATAGATGTTCCTGCAACGCCTGGCAGTGCGGGCGATCCTCCAGGGGGAAGGGCGTCCATTGTAGCGGTACGCGGTGTCGGTCCACTTGTTATAGTTGTTAATGTGTTAACTCCCGCCGCGGCTGATGCCGCAGCTCCTAGAAGTCCACCTGGTGCTCCTGTGCCTGGTCCTGGCGGCGGTGCACTATTGAGACCACCTCCGCTCATACTTCCTTGGGTAGGTAATGATGAGCTACCAAGTGAATTGTAAGAGAGCCCATAATTTTCTAGGCGTTCTCTAAACGACCGTATAGCCTGCGGACTTGTAACATCTACAGCACCCATTTTAAATGAATAAGACGGGTCTTTTATGTATTTGCTGAGTTGTGTCGGATCCATCTTCTTTAGGGCACCGTTGCGGCTGACACCGACGTAATCAACGCAGTAATATGATGTATCACCCTGAGGATTTTGATATAGTGGTCTACCTGTCAGCGGATCTATAGTATTGCTAGGCACGGATGACAAATAGTCGGGGCAGGCGCCCTTGGATGAGGGGTCAAAATCGGGGTCTAGTGGCGACTTTATAACAAACCATTTAATCCAATAGTAATAAATGATCAAAAATCCACCCAAAAACCATAGTACTCCCGCAACGGGTCTATTTAATCCGCTGTAGTAAAAATAGGCGCTAAATCCAACAATAATTAATCCTAGAACCCAGTACAAATTCTTTTGAATGCCGTGCATTGTCTTTGCCCATTGTCTCGCCGCTATATTATTATTTACGGACATCTCTAGTTAGATAGTGGATTTTTTAAATTTTAACCGTGGTAGGCGGGTGCCCCGTTTGAGTGCCGCCCCTTCGTAGGTAGAGATTCTTCACCTAGTGAATTGTATGAGAGTCCAGCCGCTATGAGTCGGTCCAGGAATGCTTTATGCCCCTTTGAACCTTTAAAATCACTAGTCGGATCTACTGAAAATACATATGAAGGATTGTTAATAAGAGATGAAATTTTTGCGGGATCCATCTTTTTGAGAGCACCGTTACGGCTCACACCAACATAATCAACGCATAAATACGATGTATTACTCGCTGGTTTATATAACATAGCACCTGTCGCGGGATCTACAGTATTACTTGGGACAATGGAGAGATAGTCAGGGCAGGCGTTGGTTGTTGGCATAAAGTCCGGGTCCAAAGGTTGCTTTGTAACAAACCATTTGACCCAGTAGTAAAAGAAGATGAGACCAACACCGATAAATATAAGGATACCTGCAGCAGGACGATTCAGAACGCTATAGAAATAATAGCTTAGTCCTAAAGTCACAACTACCGCCAAAACCTGATATCCAATTCTAGTTACCTTAGCAACGGTCTGAGCCCATTTCTTTGCGCTAGCGGTACTTGTAACCGACATACTTCTAATACTCTTTTAGATTTTCTTCTGATAATTATCCTTACGATATTTGTCAGAAAACCAGGGGTGCTAGTGTGTTTAGTTGATGCGCGCAACCGGCGTGGGCGGTCCGCCGCCACCGGCGTACGTCTGTCCACCGAGGCGGATGTAGCCGGTGTAGTAGTCCGTATCGGAGCCAGGGACCGCACCCGAGCCCGTGCCCGTGCCGTAGTAGCCGTTCGTGCCCGTGGTGACGAGCTGAACGCCACGGAGAATCGTGGACTGTCCGCCGACCGACGTGGGGACAGTGGGGTTAGGGAGGTATACATTCGTACCCATATCACGGAGAACCGCCTGACCAGGCGTGGAGAGGAGACCCAGGGCGAAGTTGTTGGTCGTGCCGGCGTTACCGAGCGCCCAGGTGACAAGGTTGTTGTTCGAGTCAACGATGGAGGAGGCAATGGACGTAATGTTCACCCACAGCTTGTTGGCGGGGATTGTCTTAAAACCACTTGTAACGGACGTCATTTGTTTATATCTTTTGTAGAGAAAAAAAATATAAAAAAGCCGGTAAAAAATACCGGATGTTTAGTTGAGGCGCGCAACACCCGTTGGTACACCCGTGCCGCCGCCGTACGTCTGTCCGCCCAGGCGGATGTAGCCGGTGTAGAAGTCCGTGCCAGAGCCGGCAACCGCAACACCGCTGTTGCCCGTGCCGTAGTAGCCGTTCGTGCCCTGGGTGACCAGCTGTACCTTACGCATAATGCTGGACGTGGAGCCAACCGACGTAGGGACGGTCGGGTCAGGGCGGTAGATGTAGCGACCCATGTCTCGGAGAACCGCGGCACCGACAGTGGAAAGGGGACCGGCTGCCGGAGCCACGACCCAGGGAACAGCTACGTTATTCGAGTCTACAATCGTCGACATGATGTTGACAATGTTAATGTAGAGCTTATTG